CCTGTGACCAATTCTGTTCCTGTTGGATCTGCCGCGGCATCTACCATAACAGTGTTAGCGGCTGGGTTTTCATCTACTTGTAATGCAACACCAATATCTTGTATCTTGTGCGGTGTGATGTATCCTGGGTTTATCACTGGCACATCTGGTATGTATGTGGTATTTGTTTGCCAATTACCACCGTTACCTGTGCCCCAAATACCAAAGTTTAAATTCAGATCAGGCACAATTGGTCCGCCTGGTATGGTTGGATTTTGAGGTGGAAGATCTGGCAATGGCACAGCAACGTTTGTATTTGTTCCTGGCTCAAATGTGCCACCACCTGGAGCCGGTATTGTATAACAGGTATTGCCTTTGATGCCACTCAAAGCATTATCATAACCTAAATCAATACAAATTTCTTCAACGCCTGGTATATCTGGTGTTGTGATAGGCACAGTTGCTACTGGTGTTGTTGCATCTACTCCGCCAATTCCACCAAAACTTATGTTACCCCAATCAATATTACCATAATCTACATTGCCTATAATGTTACCTGTTGGAGGATCAACAATGTTTGCAGTTGCGTTACCTGGATCTGTGATTATGATGTTGCCCGGTATGTTGATGTTTGCATTACCCCAAATACCTGTCCACCATCCTGGAATACCTGGAATACCTGGAGTTGTTGCACTTTGTATCACATTGTGTTCATACACTGAATCATTATATTCCAATAACACAACACTGGCAACAAGCATACCATCATTTCTTTCTTTTTCTGTGATTCTCATACAACGGAATAGTTTTTCACTAAATCCATATAAACTGCTTGTGAGTTTAACAATATCACCTACATCTACTTGTATTGCTTCATATGTGGCATCAAATGTACACACAGTGCTTAATCTACTTTGACGTAAGTCTATGTTTGCTAAGTTGTATACTCTACTTCTGTTATTAGTCAATTCATATCTTGTGGTAAGTGGATTGTCTGGTTCATTGGTGTTTCTATCACCACTAGGTGTTTCTACAACTATTGTGTTGGTTTGATCTTGTTTTGTGATATCTGGAAATTCTGCTTCAACACTGTTATACATTGAATACAATTCTGTGGATGTGATTTCAATTTCACCCACAATGTTGTCATCATCAAACACAAAAGCCGCTGACTTTTCACCTACTGTAGCCGCTCTGTTTGGAACTACTTTGAATTTTCCTTGCTTGTTATCATATGTGAAGAATGTTGCACTGTTCATACAAATACCATCAATGTTTGTTTTTACATCATTGTATGTTGACAACATACCATCAATAGCCCATCTGTCATGATACGCACTGATGTTTGCATTTGATGTATATTCCACATTAGCAGTTGAATAGTCATACATGTCATCAAATGAACTTAACACTAAATCTGCGTTAGCAAGTCCAGCACCATATCTATCATTTCTACAATAGTCTAACAACACATTTGAAGGCTCACTCAAACTGTTTGTGATATCAAATGTCAGTGTGCCCAAACTTGTCAATTGGTTTTCTGGATCATAATCAATTTCAAAAACTGCATACACTAAGTCTTCATAGTTTGTTGCGGCAGTGATTGTGGCACACAATGATTGTGCTGTAACAGGTGTTCCTGTTGTAGGAAATATTTGGCTTGCAGTACTCTGTGCGTTACCTGCAAACACTCTACATCTCATTTTGCCATTTACTCTGTTTGATGCAGTAGCATTTGGATCTGTGATTGAAGTAACTGTGGCACCACTAAAATTAAGTGTAGCATCTTGACGTTTGATTTTGTTTACTGTATATGTACCACTGTCAGTTTTTTCACCAATAACCATCACATACACCATTGTGTTGTGTTGGTTTTTGATTTGTGCATCTACTATAAGAGCACCAGTGTTGATTCTTCCATAAAACACAGGTATTCTGTTGTCTGTGCTTGGTGCTAACTGTATTTTTGTGCCTGGATCTTTAGGGTTTTGTATGTTTGGTGCTTTGTTAAGTCCTAATACTTTTGAAGTAGCCATACCTAAGCCACCAGCAATAACACCAGCAACCAATGTTCCTGTAAAACTAAGTCCTACACCTGCAATGGTAACAAAAGTACCACCTAAACCAAGTGCACCTGCAATTACGGCCCCTATTGCACTAAAAACTGCCATCTACACACCCTCATATACATAATTTTTTTCTATTGGACGCCATCCACGTTTTTCTAAATCAAAATCTGGTGAAATTTCCATGTTTGTGAGTGTAAAACTGTCAATTATGCCATGTTCTACCATTTTTTCACCACTATCTATGTACTTTTTAAGCAATTTATAGCCTAAAGTACCCATTCTGTGTTCTGGTTCTACCCACCAAGCAACTTCTTTCATCACTTTTATGTGTGGTAACCAAACATCTGGAGAAATACCAGCAATCAACATGCCTTGTATCTCACCTTTAATCTCTCCAACAAGGATAATTCCTTGTTTTATAAATGAACACAACAAATTTCTCACATATTGATCATTGTATTGTGGATTATGTTGAGCAGAATATGGTGATGAATTAGCAAAATTGATCATCATCTCCATTATTCTATCAAAATCTTGTATTGTTGCTGTTCTAATCATTATCTCATGTCCACATTGATACCAGCAAAAGGTCCGCCACCGTAACGTCCACCGCCACGGCCTCCGCCTCCGCCACCTCCGTAGCCTGAGCCTCCAGTGTATTCTCTACCAAAGTCAAATGCCACGTTTTGCAGTTCTGGTATTCTATAAAAAGTTGTATCACCTGGATAAAACTTTGTTCTATCTGTTGGTGCAGTTCTTTGTCCTGCAATTTTGTTTTCTAAAATTGTGTTGATACTGGCACAACTAACACTTACTGTGTTTGTGTTTTTGCCTTCTATAACATCAACATCTTCTGAAATATTAAAGTTTGTGATGATACCTTTAAATCTTTGATATACATTGCCACTGTCTATGCTGTAGTCATCATTCACAAATGCTCTGTATATGGTTACTTCACCACCTTTGATTTTGGTGTTTAACACTTCACTTACATAGTCACCTTCACTGGGTATACCACTTAAACTGATTTGTATATCACCATTGGTGGTTTTGATATCTTCTTGAAATTCACTTACACCTAGGAATGCACCTAATTCTGTGTAATCATTGCCGCCATATGTGATTGTTTTCCATGCATTACTAATATAGTACACATTGCTGTCTAATTGTAAATCAATCAACATAGCATGTTTGATATTAGGAAGTGTTACTGGAGTAATTGTGGTAGCCATTAAAGTATAATCTCCACCAATTCAAAATCACTGTCAAAATTTATTCTGTTGTAAGGCACAATACTGTAATTTGGTTTAGCAACCATTTTCACACGCCATGTAACATCTGATCCTAACAATATGCCTTTACCACTAACTGTATAACCACTTTGTTCAATAAAGTTTCTGTGTATTGGCACTGTTATGCTACTGCTATTCCATGCAACATCACTGGTTACTTGATAAGGATATCTATAATTACTGGCTAACTGTATAAAGTCACCTTTCTTTAACACTGTGCCAGAGCCTGATGCTGATCCAGTGTTTAAAACTATGTTAGACGCACTAGCACTTGTTACAGTGACAGTTCCACCAAAGCCTGATCCTAACAGTCCAGTCACATAACTTAGTCCTGTGTTGGTACTACCAATATCTATTTCTTCTTCTGTGATAACATCTAATGAATCTAATTCTTGTAGTAAATCTCTGTTTTCTGAATACAACAATGCTTCATGCATACCCACAGTAAATCTATATGGCACAGCATTAGTGACTTCAGCAGTCTTTATTCTACCACTCCTGGTAACAATTTGACTGGCAACTTTTCTTTTATCAACAGTGATAAATGTTGCGTTATCTATAATTGTTTGTATGCTCATTATGCTGGTTGCCTCCTCTGCCCAACTCTGGTTACGTTATAAATGAATTGGGGATCTTCTGCTACAAGTTGTTTGAAAGAACGTGCATCAACTGCATTGATGTTGTATGTTACAGCACCGCCACCTAAACCATTGTTGGGTACAACATTGCCTGGCATATCTGGAACAATAACTTCTGGTCCTCTTTCTCCAACCACATATGGTCTACCCTTCATGATTGGTCCACCACTTGCTCTACCAAATATACCTTGGAAGAAGTTACCCAACAATCCACCACCACCTGGTGTGTATCCTCCTGGGCCAAAATTTCCACCAAATATACCTTGCAGTAATGGTTGTATAATTTGTAATCTTAAACTGTCTGCAATCATTTGACTGATTGCTCTCTTGAACGTTTCTTTTAAGCCATCAAGTAAACTTTCACCTTCCATGATAGCATCTGTTAAACTGCTTGTGATACCACCTGCAATACCTTCAATTGCTTTACCAAAACTTGCATACAATTCATTGTTTTCCATAAACACATTGTCAAGTGCTTCTTTTGCTTCTTTGTATTGTTTTAGTGTGATAGCACCAGTGTTCAACATTTCTTGTAGTTTGCCTAATTGTGCTTCATACAATTCAAAACTGTCTACATCTTCAAATTCTTCTTTTAATTTTTTGAACACTTCTGTGAATGTTTCTGTTGAACTTGCGGCATTTTGTGCAATAGCAATAACTGCTTCACCTGTTACTTCTTTTGCGGCTGCCGCGGCATCTGCACTGGCTTTTCTTAATCTATCTGCTGTTGCATCTAGGTCATCAAAAAATCCACCTAGTGCATCTCTGGCTGTTCTATTTGTAACAATGATGTCACCATAGTTCTTTGCAAAACTTGCGGCTAAATTACTTAATCCACCATCAGCACTGTTGAAGTCTTCTCTTAAAGCACCAAAGAAGTCTGCCATGCCACTGCCTACACCTGGTATGTAATCTAACAGTTGACCAAAAGTTTCACCAAAATCAATCAGTTTGTTGATCAACCATGTGAGTGCTTCTCTGCCTATCTTTAAGAAACCATCCCAAAACTCACCAAAGTTAGGGAACAGTGCATCAAACACTTTGAGGAATGTGTCTCTCATTGTTAAAATTAAATCAATTGTGAATGCTATTGCTTGTCCAGCGGCTTTGAATCCTGTTACAACACTTGATCCAATAGTGTTACCTAGTTCTGCTAAGTTAGAACCATTTTCAACTAACACATTGTTAAGTGCTGTCAAGAAGCCTTGGAATTCTGGTAGTATTGCATCACCTATTGATTTCTTGAACAGTGTGAATTTGTCACCTACTTGGCTGAGAGCACCACCTAATGTGTTGTTTAAGTTTTGTGCGGCACCTTCAATTGAACCACCAAACTCTCTTAATTTTTCTTGAGTTTCTTCAATGCTGTAACTGACACCTGCTTCAAATCCAGCCGCGGCTAAAACACCTTTTTCTCTGAATATATCTGCGGCACCAGCACCACCAGCAAATGCTCTCTGTAACTGACTTGCCGCATCTGTAAAACTGATACCAAAGTTACCAGCAATGTCTGCCGCTAACCTTGTGTTGTTTTCTAAGTCTTTTAGTGTAGGTGATATTGTTGCTAACGCCGGTTGTGCGGCGGCTAGTTCTTCAAAACTTAATGGTAGTTCAGTTGCTACTTCAATAAGTTGTTCAAGTGCGGCTCTACCTTTTGCGGCACTGCCTGTTAAGTTTGTTAAAACTGTTTCAATGTCTTGGAATTGACTTGCAGTGCTAACACTTGCACTTAGACCTTTGAATGCGGCTACTACACCACCAATACCTGCGGCTAATGGAGCAAATCTTGCTGTGAGTGCTAATAAGCCAGCACCACCTGATTTACTTGCACCGCCTAGTCCAGCAATACTCTGTTTGGCACTTTGGGCTTTTCTAGTAAACCCTTTGTCATTCAGTACCAGTGTTACTTCAATATTCTTAGCCATTACAATCCCCTCAACAGACTAACAACAATTTTATCCATTTCATCTAATGTGGGGTCAGTAAATCCTTTTGGTGCTTGTTTACTCCAGCCTTCATCTAACCTACCAGCGTATGCATAGTTGCTGTGAATTTTTCTGTTTTTATTTTGCAGTTTTGTGCTTTTTCTAGCATTACCACTTTTGATAGGTGTTTTCTTTTTGAGGAAAGTGTAACTGTCTTGCATCAGATCTTCTGGCAAGTCTAACAACCTAGTAAATAATTTTTTAGTATTGTCTTTTACAATAATCAACTTTTATTCCTCACACTATCAAAAATATTTTTTAATTCATCTTGATCATAAAGGTCAGTACTAGGTGTTTTGTTTTGTTTGTTTGCTTGATATTGTCTATATGTAACTGCAACATCAAACACTGTTATATCAAAAGTATCACCTCTGTCTAACACTTCACTTGGCAAACATCCATAACGTTCTGCCATTGCATCAAGTAATAACAAATAATTTGTAGTGCTTTCTTTTACGTTTACTTGATGGCTTACAACTTTCCCAATCTTTCACCAACCTTTGTGACTGCCGCCATTACAACGTCAATTGGTAAAACATGTTCATTGTCCATGACTTTGTTGCCATCTTTATCCAAGATGAGTTCTTGAAACACATCATTCATGTGTTCAAAATCACTGTCTGTCATTTTTGAAAGTTTACCGTAAAGGTCTAGTGGTTGTCTGTCATAAATGTAAAATGTAAGACTGTCTCCATATTTTTCAACAATCTTTTCATCATCTATAACAACTTCTAATAGTTGGGGTTTTTTGCTTAATTCTTTTAAGTCCATATCTACAAATCTCCTGATTCTTTATATCTATTTTTCAAATGGTGAATAGCACTAAGGCAAAATCTTATTCTATTCCCTTGTTTTTGTACATCTGCTTGAGCACACATATTTTCTCTTTGTGCTTTAGCAAGTTCTTCTTCAAGACTCTTCAGTATCTGAAGTGTCTCCTGTTCTGTCCATATCTGCATGTTGTTCTTCTACTATATTTATCTGTTTTTTGGGTTTTTTACCTTCAGGTAGTTCAATACCGTGGGCTTTTGCATATTCATCTAGGTCATGTTCAACACCGTTTACCCAGATAGTTCTATCCGGTGATCCCATCCACACACCATCCACAAATAATTTTAAAAATTTATGTTCCATATCTTATCCTACTTAAAGTGAGTAGGGCACAAGGCCCTACTCTAAGTTTTAAACTGACTATACAGTTGTATTTGTTATCTGTCCATCTATAACAATAGTCATAGGTGATACAATAACTGCATTGTCCATGTTTAGTACTGGCGCTAATCCAGAGATAAAGCCACTACCTGTAACACATCTTGCACCTGATGTTGCTCCTTCAAAACTGAGTTCAAAATAAACTCTGTCTTTGCTGATGCTAGAGCCTAACAAACCTACGTTTGCAATTCTCTCAACATTTGCACCATCACCAAAGAATGTGTCCTCATCTACTAGCATGTTTAATGTAATAGAGTTTGTGTTGGTAGTAGTGAACGTCTTAGCCGCAGAATTGTCTAACACATTATATGTT